TAAGAATATAATCAATACCTCTGGATTACATTCTTTAAACCATACCATCTTCTGTCTTGTTGCTAAGTCTAACTTACCCTTTGCTTCTATGTATACATTCTTTGCCATCTTAAAGTCAGGGTTATACTTCCTTCCCTTCTCTGGCTGTATGTATCCTATAACGTCAGGTTCATACGTTGTAGAGGGAAAGTTCTTCTTCAGTAGCTTCCATGCTGCCACTTCCAGTTTGCTTTTGAAGCGTATCATATCTGTCCTTCCAGTTGTCTTCGAGAAACCTCTTCATCCAAAGACATGAGCCATTACGAATAAACCTATCATTGTCAGAGTAAAGATCCTGAACAATGACGAACATCTCTTCAGCTGATTCGCAATTGGCTAACATCAATTTAGACTTCTTATCTCCCATACCCTTGATACCTATGATGTTATCAGACGTATCACCTTTAATGAATTGCTCATAGAATAACCTGATTCCTCCTAACTCTGTTTGAGTAAAGAACTTATCAGGTCTATTCCAATTCTTACCACTAATCTCCCATGAGAAATGTTTACCTGGGACTTGCAATAAATCCTTATCTAAAGATACAATAATCGTATCATCAGTTTGATAGATTGCCATTTCATCGTCAGCCTCCAACCCTTGGCGAGCTTCCTCTGCACCCATCTTTTCTAGTGCGTACTCTCGTAATGCTTTCAGGTGTCTAGGTTTTACCCTACCCTTCCTGTTAGCCTTGTAGCTAGGTAGTATATCTTTCCTAAAGTTAGTAGTGGATGAGATGAAGGCACGATACTCAGTAGCCTTCGTCTTCTCCATTAAGTTATCTAATAACTGTTGAGCACGATATATAGCAATACCTAACTCATCATTCTCAGCACTTGCTGCACTACGGAATATTACTAAGTCATGATCAATTAGTGCTAACATAAGCTATCCTTGTAAAGGAGGTAGAGTTAGATGAGGTAGTTTATCTACTGATAGTACTGGATCACCTGCTAATTCAGGTAAGTCAGCAATAAATAGTTCAGGTAGATCCTCTACTGCTGTTAAAGCAACACCCAGTATCTCTGGTAGTTCAGGTATAACCTCTAACTCAGGGACAATGCTTGTGGTAAACTCTGTAGCTATTGCAACTACTGGTGCTATAGTAGTAGGAATCTGTAGTTTATTATAGAACGCAATAAACAATAGAATTACCACTATAGATCCTGCAGCGTAGTACTTTTCCTTTCTTTTGTTAGTCATTATAGTCTCCTAAAAAGGGATATCGGAAGCTAAGTCTTCCATGTCAGGTTCAGGACTAGATGATGTATTACCCAGTACAAATCCTTCATATAACTTAGCTAAACTAATTACATCATTAGCTGATGCTTTAGTAGCTGATAGTGCTAGGGTAGCTACTGCATTACTTAATGATGATTGACGGACTATCATTACTTGCCTAGCTTGTCTCTCATCAGTCGTCTCCCAATTACCACCAGACTTACCAACAGGAGCTTTGGCTTGAGTAGCTACTGCAGTATTACCAGAATTAGTATCCTGTGTGTTATCTGCATTACCTACTGCTGTCCATTGCCAATATCCATTAGCGTCTTTCTCTGTGCTAACGTGTATTACATTTCCTTTCTCCCAACTTTGTGCTGCCTTAAATACGTCAGGGTTAGCAAAGGACATAAGCTTCTTACTCTGTGCTTGCCCTTGATCATTCTTATACATGATCTCTAATGACTGGTAATTTCTACCATTCTTAGCTTGATGAGTATTTAAACTCGATACGTCCACGACATTTACTTGCATAACTTCTCCTTATATATCGTTTAAAGAACCCCATGAATTTCCTACTTGTATATCAACCCTCATGGGTAAGTTGAATTCTTTACCAAAGATCCTATTAAAGTTTGCAGGAACATTAGTAAAAGAATCTTTAACTATCTGTACTATACTATTAGTATAACATACTTCTGGATCATAGTCAACCATGATACTATCATGTACAGTATTGATCAATGTTACACCTTCCATATCTTTTATCTTGTTGAATAAACTAACCCGTGCTAGTGTCATAAGGTCAGCTCCTAAGCCCTGTACTGGGTAGTTGAGTATCCTAGTACGTGGATACTTTACATTGCCCATACTGTTCGTCTCAGGTAGGTACTTATACGTTCTGCCTGTTGGCATCACTAGTTTATTCGTCTGCTTAACATCAAACATTATCTTATCATGCCATGCTTTTAATCCCTTATACTTGAGATAGAATTGTTCAATGATGTTCTGCCAAAACTTCTCATCACCTATATCTTTAAAGTTAGGATCATTAGCATAACTGAATGCACTACCACCATAGATTAATCTAAACACGAATGTCTTAGCAATCAATCTACTAGGTAAGCCAAACCTTTCTTGGTTATCTGTATGTTGATCTATCTCTGCTAGTATTTCTTTTATAGCTATCTCATCCTGTGATAGGTAGGTAGCACACACCCACTCGAGAGCCTTAGCATCTGCGTTAAGTATCATATTATAATCCTGCGTTAGCTTCTACACTACGTTTAACATACTGATGTAGTATAGTATCTGTTAGTTCAGTCCGTGCTTCTTTCTTCATAGCACCTAGTACTGAGGCGGGTCCTTCTATTAGGATTAAATCACTAAACTCTTGTATAACAAAATGTTTATGTGCTTCCTCTTGTGCTTGTTGTTTTTCTTTAGCTTCCCATGCTTCTTCTTCTTCTGCAGTGTATCCGTCTTGATTATTATATAACATTATGTTTCTCCATATCGTGAAGGGAAGAGAGTTTTAATCTCTCCATCAAAGTTTTGTAAGTTAGGAGCAGAGCTACTTAACCTACCCGTCTTAGTCCTACATTGATTAAGCTGACCATGTATTATACCACCACTCCAGTTCATCTTGTCAATTAGTTCAGGCACACCATGATAGTATGTTGTCATACGTTTCTGTAGTGTAGACCTTGTTAGTATTATGTTTAGTATATCTTTACCCTCGTTGGTACGAGGCTTAAGATTCTTAAGAGTATCTTCATTGATACTAAAGAAGCCTCCTTTCTTAAGCTCAGTCTTAGGTAAAGGTGCTACTCGTCTAGGGAATTCTTTGTCCTTTTCTTCCCACTTATATTTGACTTCGCCAATCCGTAAGCCAGATTTATAATGTCCAATGGGGCGTTGAAAACGCTCCTTAATGATCCCACCGTAAAGAAAAGCAGATAGATGCTCACCAGAACTGGGATTAAAATCAGGGTAAGCATGATGGTTAAGAAGCCTTGCGTTAAGTTTGTCGATCTGTTCATATAGTTCATCTCCTAATACTTTAGAATGTTCATAGTCATACTTCATCCCTTGATACTCAATCTCTTGTAGTACCAATAGGTCTTGGTTATGTAGCGACAGTAGTCGTTTCAAGTGTGGCTGCTTAAGTATTTCTACTTGCTGCATTATCATTACTTGTTCTGTTAGTTTAACATCTTGTACTAGGTAGTCAGTTAGTATCTCTTCAGGTACCTCAGTAGTATCTATCCCATTCTTCCAGTAATTCTCCTTAACTTCGTCTAACTTCGTACCTAGCTCATAGAATTCAGCAGTACTATTCAATGAAGGATAGGCATTCTCTTGGTAAGAGAGTATGTACTGTGCTAACTGACAATCCCATATCCTTTTATGATTAAACTTTATACCATATCTACGTAACCAATGCAAGTCAAACTTAATATTAAACCCTACAAGCACATCGCACTCATCCACGGCTATTTGGATGTTGTCTAGTGATTCCTTATAGGGGTCAACGGAGTATTCTATCTTGTGTGTGGTAACTGTATCAGTTTTGTACACCTTATAGCCTACCATAACTAACTTGTTAGTCTTATCAAAGGGATTACCTTTGTTACTTATCGTTGTTTCTACGTCTATTGTTAGATACTTCATACGTTCTCCTCGAGTATGGGGATACCTCATTAGGGGGGCTAGTCAAATCCCTTGGTATCAGTGCGTTATAGTTCTTCATACCTAGCTATGTCAGGTTTAATCATGACTTGTTTGTTACCATGCCTAAGATCAGGCAGTGTATCATGGTCACCAAGTAGTTTATTCTTACTAATGTTTAAGTACCTCATGTTACTAGTGTTGTCTTGTTCCTTACCTATGCCTAGTATCCAGTCAGCTTCACCTTGCTTCGCAGTCTTGCTGCTGTCTACATCATCCATTGTTAGCCATACCTTACCTTCACCACTACCACCTGCTTGAGATACAGCAATGACTGGTGCATACTTCTTAGCTATCTCTCTAGCCCATTGGTATATCTTCTTAAGCTCAAGGTCATACCTATCTGACTTGAATCCTTTTATCTTATCTATCTGATCAAAGATAATCAACGAAGGGTTAGTCTCTTTAATGATAGCCTCTACCCTTGAGGCACTACTACTATCTTCGTAATCATATATCTGTATTCTATTACCTACTATTTCTCTATACCTAGCAGCGTTCTCTTCTTTGTTATCAAACAAAGTCTTGTTAGTTACACCGAACAGTGCTTGAAAGCAACGTACTGCCACCTTTTTACCTTGTTCTTCGTTGTTGAACCATAGTATGTCACCCTCTGT